TGTGGTATGACCAAAGACCAACGAACACCAGCAAAGACTGCCCGCACGATTACCCCACCCGCCCAGACGGCAAGACCCGGCACAAAAAAAGTTTTCCACTTTTCCACATAGTTTTCCACATAGTTTTCCACACCCCATCACTGGAAGTATTGCATAAACTTTATTATACAGCACTTTTTAGTAAAAAAACAACATAACATAAATCGCATACCTTTTGTTACTATATCTTGTATATAATCACTGAAAAAGCTATATTACATACTATATATAGTAGTTATTGCTATGCTCAGGGGCGGGGGTATTTATCAAATAGTCACCCCGTAAACAATTTACAAATCGACTGCGGCAGTTCCACCCACACCACTACAAAAAATACCTTTATTTCTTACACCACCACCTTTTCTTTTCCATACCACAAAATTTTTACTCCACAAACATATCGTGTTTTACCATCACTTTTTAATTTCACTTTATTTTCCAAAATTCATATATAAAGTGCAGACTTTTCCCCATCAATATGATGATTTGGTACGCACAACTGTTTATATTATATATATAATATATTCTTTTGATTTCCAGTATGACAGTTGTATGTACCAAAAAATCATATTCATCGTGTTTTATGCTACTTTTTATATGAATTTTATCAACCAAATATTGCAGAGTTTGTGTTAGCTGTTTTTCAAACACCATTAAAAAGTGTTGTATTTTTATCGTTATTTTGAAAATAAAAAAAAGAACAGTCCGAAAACTGTTCTAATCTTTACAATAATTATAATTTATATTCTAATGTCACTAATGTGTCGTTTTTACTGCCGCCGTGGACAACATCAAGAATAGCGGTCATTTCAAATCCTCTATTTTTGCCTAAGCCGTTTGTATTCCAGCCGCAACAAATTACTCTTCCGTGCGGTTTTAATATGCGTGCAATATTGTCTTTGCAAAGCTTCCAGTATTTCATATTTGCCACATTAACTTCAAGTTTATCTTTGCCGTATTCTTTATAGAGGGTCGAGGCTTGTGTAATGGAATATGGCGGGTCATAGAGAACAAGGTCGGCGCTTTCATTTGGAATAGACTTGAGAAATTCAAGCGCATCTAAATGATAATCCGTATTAAATTCAGGGTTTAGGTCATTTGTGATTGTGCCGTATTTGCACTCATTGGCAAATGGGTCAACAATCACCCCCCCCTATTCACTTCTGTTTCTACAAACTCTTTAATGGGCTTTATCGTAAATGTTTTGCCGTTTGGCATTGCCCATACTCGTTCAAAAATAATGTCGTTCAATAGTTTTCCCTTTCTAATAATTCAAGATAATTCTTTTTATAAGACACCCAACCGTCATTGGCTTGATATTCTACAAATTTTAAGTCATCAGGATTATATTCAATTTCAAGTGGTTCAAGAAGTAGCGCAATATCTTTCTTTTTTTTATTACCCAAATCTCTTATTATTGCATATTCTTTTCGTTTATCGCTATTACCATAATGATGGGCAAGACGATATTCAGAAAAAATTGGTATTACAATTACATCACTTGACAAATATACCCCATCGGCGTTCCACACTCTTTCTCTGAGACCTTTAATGCCGCCTGTTTGTCTTAAAATATCATCTGTGACAGGAAGTATAACTTTATGTTCAACAAAATACATATCAATATATCTCCATTCTAATTATTTAACCTCATAACAATCAGGTTCTTTAAGCATACAATACCAACGACAATCTATCTTTCTTAAATCATCAATATTATATTTAATGCCCAGCTTATCAAAATACGGAGCAAAAAATTCTTTTTCCTTATCACTTAAATAATTTGCCTTTGTTTGATAAGCAGAAAAATTTTCATCATCAAATTCATAACCACTGATAATAGGATAGTAAAAATCTAAAACCAAATCAATATATTTTTGACTACGACTATCTATAAAACTTGCAAAAAACGGCGTTTTATCATCTTGAGTGATTTTAATTTTCTCTATGTTGTCATCCGTAATAGGTAATCTTATTGCTTTTTTGTATGTATAACAGAAATGCAACATTCAACTATCAAACCTCTCAATCAAATTAGTGTTGTATAATCCTGAAGTTCTTTAACATCATAGCAATCTGGCTGCTTACGATAACACCACCAATAACAATCTATTTTTCTCAAATTGTCAACATTATAGTTAATACCTAATTTATTAAAATGCGAAGAAAAGAACTCTTTTTCTTTATCACTCAGGTATTCTGCTCTTGTTTTACACCGAGAAGGGCGGTCATCATCCCAATTAAACTCAGAACAGGGAATAATAGAATAATTAAGCGATAATACTAAATCAACATATTTTTTACCTTGACTATCCACAAAATTTGCCCAAAATGGTGTATTGTCTTTCGGTGTAATTTTTGGATTATATTCAATAGACTCTCCGATTTTTTTTATATTAAGTTCGGACTCCATATCAACAACAGGAATTTCTCCCATAATTGGTAGCCTAATTGCTTTTTCGTGTATATAACAAAGAACACTATGTGACATTCAATAAATAAACCTCTCAATCATATTTGTATTTATTTTATCTTATAAATTATTCTAAATATGGATTTGAAAAATCTCCAGAAAGAAGGAACCTTGATTTTTCTTTGAATGACAAAATAAATAAATCTTCATTTTTGAATATTAAATGGATTTCTGGTTTATTATTTTGTTTGAGAAACCCATTTAATTCATTTGTTTTTAAATCTTCGTCTTTTTTCACATAATAAAAATTTTCTTTGAAGTAATCTTCTTCTCCATCTTTCACAATATTAAAAATATCTTTACAAAGTCTACATATTGCAGAAACAACACAATCTTCTTCTATTGTAATAGATGAAAGAAAAGGATTATTGTTTTTATAAAAAACAAATCTATATTTATTCAACGAATCCAAATACTCCCTTCTAAGTCACAAGGAGAAAATGCCCAAGTCTTTTTATAATCATCAATAGAAAACACTCTTATATTATTTCTGCCCACATTAGGCATATAAAAACTTTGTTCATTATATGCCAGTATATCACGAAACCGAACATTGCATTTTCGTATAATTCTTGGTTCTTCTTGATATAAAAACCTTTTATCAGCAATATAAATATAATCACTATTCATAACATTTTCGACAGTAGGCTCTTTCCGTTCAAAATTTTCCTCAACAAGCCATTTTGTATTTACAAGTGCACAACCATCACGATTAAGGGCAAGATTGATATTTTTTCTGGTCTCAAATGGAACATTATTCTTGTCGATTTCAAGTTTATCTTTATTCATACAGTGCCTTTCTTGTAATATACACAAATGGTTACCATATCTCCGTCTTTATAACAACCAAGCGGTTTTTGATGATTGTACTCATCGTAAATAACATATCTATCTTTACGCCCAAGACCTAAATATCGTCTTATATAATCATAACACTGGTCTGTAAACGCATTGTTGCTACCATCTACAAACGGATTTGTATTATCTGTCTTATACCATTCTTTTGGTAACTTATCGGAATAGAATTGTGTTTTATAACACATAAGTGTTTTCTTTTTTGTATCTATATATAATTCGTTTTCGTCTATATATAATTCATTTGTATCTATATACAATCCGTCTTTGCCGTTTCTGTTAGTGCTCTTAATTAAACACTCTTTAATGAACCGTAAATATTTTTTATATGCTTTAACAAAATCGTAATACGCAGCTTCTTTTCTATACCACATATCAATAGAGCGCAATTTATTAGCAATCCATAATCTAAATCTAAGCATTATTCACCTGTACTTCCAAAACCGCCGTCTCCACGCTCTGTTTCATCAAGACTTTCAACCTCTACAAATTCCTCATCTGCATAGGGCAAAAATACTAATTGAGCAATTCTATTTCCGTGACGAACAATTCTTGTAAAGTCTGTGTCATTATGAATGGCAACTATATATTCACCAGTATAATCATAATCCGCAACACCAACACAATTTGCGGGTCTTAATCCTTGCTTTGTTGCAAAACCACTTCTGGCAAAAATAGCTCCAAAATGTCCTTTAGGGGGCTGTATGGCAAGCCCTGTCCCAATTTCTACTGTACTATGCGGAGAAATATGAACAAAGGACTTTTCATCACCTGGAATACAGGCATAAAGGTCATATCCAGCAGCCATTTTACTGCCCTGTGTTGGAATGTGTGCTTTTGGGTTTAGCTTTACAAATTTTACCATTAGTTTTCCTCCTCATTGTCTATGGTGTCGATTGTCTCGTCTGTCATTTCAACAAAATCTTTAATTGCAGCATATAGCGATTGACCTTCGCATAATACTGTTACAGAGTAACCTTTATGCTGAAAGTTAGAACAGCCGATAATATAAACATCGTCATCTTCTGTGTCCAACATCAATTTTGCATAAGCATTTTTGTATTTAATAGAATATTTCATATAGGTCAATCCTGTGAAAAAAAATTAACTTCCCAAAAAGGAATATCGTCAATGTTTTCTAAACCATTAAAATATTTTTCTTTTGTCAAAACATCATATCTTCGTAAAATAGCACAAAGCTCTTCCAACTTTTTATGTTTAATGATTGCACCAGCAAACTTTTCAATTTTTTTGTTGTAACTATCAGCCATTGATTACCTCACGAATTTCTTTAATATAATCTTGACAAATTTTATAATATTTTTCTCTTTCAACCTTTGTATCAGAATAAGTCAGTTGAATTAAAGTATCTCCAATTTTATCACATATTGTTCCGATTGTAGCATTAAGCCATTCATTGATATTCGGATAATCTGTTTTATCACAAAATGTTTGCATTATTTTTCCTTTCCAATAACATCAAAAAATTTATCATCAGTATAAATTGTTTCTTTCTTGTTATTAAAAACAGAATGAAATTCCATTTTATACCATTCTCCATCACGACTTACAGAGTCAAAAACCATTGTAACCCAGTTACCATAATCTCCATATTCAAAATAACATACATCTCCGGGCTTTAGGTTTTCTGTGCGTGTTGTTACTTTTTCATCAAACTTTATCCACATAACTATCTCCGTTTTCGTGGACTATATGCAAATACAACAAGCCAAATGAACATTAGCCCATAGATTACAAAAATCATTGTTTTACCTCCGTTTGAATTATTGTACTTGCATTATACCACATATTTATTTATTTGTCAAGAATTTTTTTTAACAATTTTGGCTAATTTTTCGCAAAATGTATCAATTTCATCGCAAGTGTTACTAATATCAAAAGATAAACGAATGGTTCCACCAATATAATCATCTGGAACATTAAAATATTTCAAAGTTGCGCTCGGCTCTAAATCTCCAGCGGTGCAAGCAGAACCAGCAGACACATAAATATCATCAAGGTCGAGTTGCATAAGCACAGCTTCGCTTTCAACTCCTTTAATACTAAGACTCACAATGCTTGGAATAGTGGAATAAATACCAGTTTCACCATTGATAATATAATCAATCCCAAGTTCATTTAAGCGCTCAATCAAATGGTCTTTAAGTAAAGAACAGTGACTTCGCTTGTATGAAAGCACATCGTATGCTTCTTTTACTGCCACACCAAGAGCAGAAATACCCAAAATGTTTTCTGTGCCGCCCCTTATGCCTCTTTCTTGCTTTCCACCATAGATAATGGGGGGTCGTTTAATTCCATCACGAATATAAAGCACACCAACGCCTTTAGGTGCGTGAATCTTATGTCCACTAAATGATAAAGTATCTACTCCGAGTTTTTTAACATTAACATCTATATTTCCAATAGCCTGTGTAGCATCACAATGAACTCTGTTATTTTTCATCATTGTTGCCATTTTAATATCACCAGTAAAAACAGTACCCGTTTCATTATTTACAAGCATTTGTGCATAAATATAATTATGGTTTCTCTCTCTTTGTCTGTTTGGATTATTTAAGACACTATGATGTTCATAATCGTGACAATAAAATTTGTCTTGTAATGCCCAGCTATTGCTTTCAGAACCACCGCTTGTAAAATAGATTTCACTCGGTTTACAATTCAAACATTCCGCAATCGTTTTTCTTGAATTTTCAATAATCTCTTTTGACTTATATCCAATAGAATAAATTGAACTTGGATTTCCAAACAAGTCAAGATTTTCTTTAATGTTATTTTTAACCGTTTTAGACAATGGCGTTGTTGCCGCATTATCAAAATAAATCAATTATTTTCCTCCATTTTTTTATATAAAAATAATCAAACAAGGTATAATGAGTAAAAATATATATGCAATCGTTCCAATTAAGATGTTATGTTTGAATTTATTATTTTGATTTAATTCTATTATGTAACATCCTAAAATAAAAGAAAGCATAATAAAAAATATTTTCAAAGGCATATTATCTCCCATTATTTTTTTATGTTTAATATTATTAACATAATGTCTATTTATGTTAATTATTTTGAACATAATTTATTTCTTTCGATTATGTTGGTTACATTATGCGCTCTATCGTCCCACAATTCTGTATAAAATATTTTTCTTGTGTTTCCAAAGTATTCTTTTGCCCACATACAGTTTTCATTGACAGCATCAAATTTAATTCCATAAGAGCGGCACCAATCAAGAGCGTCTTTTAATTCTTTTCCCTCACGCATAGTGTAAAGAATTATAATAGCTCCATTTTCTTTCTCTTTAAGTAATTCATCTATAACTGGAATTATAGGTTCTCCACAAAGTGGATAATTGCTGTCGCATAATGTACCATCAAAATCAACTGCTATAATCTTTTTGTGTGTCGAGTTCGTCATAATTTACAGCCTCATCTTGTAACCATCGGTAAATATATCCTTTGTTATTAACAATCTTATTTCCATCGAGCGTAATGTAAAAAGAAGTATCAATATGAGTTAAAAATCTCACCATTTCCTCAATGTTCATATTTTTTATTTTCTCAAAGTTCGTCATTATCATTTCACCTCAAGATAATCTTTCTTTATCTCAATTTCTTTAATTGTTTGAACATATCCACTATATCCAAAAAACTTTACAGGTAATGATTTATTTTTAATCTTTTGTAGCTGCTCAATAAGTTCTTTCACATTCATAAAAATTTCCTTCCTTTTTGTCCGATTGAATATCACAAATATGTCCGATTGTAGAATATTTTATTTCTTTTTGATATTCTTTTGGCTCAACAATAAGTGTTTCAGTCTTGTGTCCGTTCATCGTTTTTCTTCTCTCTAAGTTTATAGTCTGTTTCTGTGGATATAAAATATTCTACATAAACATCTTTTTCGCCATCTGTAAGAAATTTAAGGTTTCCTTGTTTTGAGGCTTTTGTTTTTTCTTGTATTTTTTTATTCAAAACCTTTTTGAGCGTTGAATAATCTTCAGTAATAAATTCTTTTAGTCCTTCTTTGTTTAAGATAATTTCATATTCATAGTAGAAATAATCTATTTCCAGTTTATTTGCAATAATGTCTTTTGCTTTACCAAATTGTGAATATTGTAAATCTTCCCAGTAATCTATCTTAAATTCTTTAAGGACTTCTCTTTTTGCCTCAAGCAATCTTGGAATATCTTTTTTCTTGTCTGCTTCCCAAACCTTTGTGTAAAGTTTTCTATCTTTGGCGTCTATATACTTCTTGGCGAACATAGGTATCATATTGACTTTAATAAGACACCTATCTTGCATATCTTTAAGAATATCTACAATAATTCTCTTTAGTAATGGTTCGCTTTCTCTTGAAAAGATAGTGAGTCCAGCGACAGACCCCTTGTCAATTTGCTCTATGCACTCCTTGGGGTGATATTTGGCATAATGATAATCTTTATTTACTATGCCAAGAAATTCCATTAGTTCGTGCATATCTACTCTCATAACGCTTTTATTTGGTTGTGAGAGTACAGTATATAGCATAGGCTCGATTAGTTTTTTATATTTTCCATATTTTACATTTGCCACAATCTCATCTTTGCTATATTCTTTGTGAACGATATACACATTGCCATTTTTTTCTATGTCATATTTTTCTCTTAAAGCAGATAATTGGCTCTTTTGTTTTGAGCCTCTTTCTGGCTTTATGTTAAAAATTGAACATAGTTGGTTATATTTATACTTTTTTCCTAACTTTAAGTCAATACAAATCACCCCTTTTGTAATTTCTCCTCTATTATACCACAAAATTGTTCATTTGTCAATACCTTTTTTGATATTTTATAAAAAACTTAATAAATAAACTTATATTACGCACGCACACGCACACGCGCGTATATTATAAGTTATATAATAATATAATATAACATACATCTCCTAAGACATACATCCCCAATGGCTACTTATACCGCACACCGGTGCTATCGCACCAGCGTGCTGGCTGTCTTTGACCGGCTACGCCTAACGCATATGCTTGCTAACGCTTCGCATAAGCGTTTCACGACAGCAAAATATTACGAAACTGCGTTTCGGGCGTTGCAAGCAACGCTGTAATTTCCAATGTCTATTCGTTCACTACAACGGGAAAACACCCTGTATTATTACGATTTGGTACATACATCTGTCTATATTATATAATTATAATAAAGTATTATTATTATATATATATTTATTATTATTATATATATATTAAAGTATTATTATTATATATTATTATATTATTATTATATATTTATATATTA